CCAACTGTATGGACTGATATCTATAATGATTTCTTTTTAAAGAAATATGCAACCGCATTGATTAAAAAGCAATGGGGTCAGAATCTTATTAAGTTTAATGGAGTTACAATGTTGGGTGGGGTAACAATGAATGGTGAAATGATTTTTTCACAAGCTCAAGAAGAAATTACACGACTTGAAGAAGAAATGCGATTAACTTACGAGATGCCTGTAGACTTTGCTGTAGGGTAGACCATGGCAACTTCAGTTTATTTCGATAAAGGAACAAAAAATGAACAATATCTCTACGAAGATTTAATAGTAGAGCAGTTAAAGGTTTTTGGACATGATGTTTATTATCTTCCTAGAACTTTAATAAAGGAAGATACATTGTTTGGTGAAGATGTTTTATCAAAATTTGATGATGCATATGGTATTGAAATGTTTATGGAACAAGTTGAAGGATATGGTGGGGAAAAAGAATTAGTATCCAAATTTGGTTTAGAGATTCGTGATGAGGCTACTTTTGTAGTATCTCGCAGGCGTTGGATTTCCTTGATTGGGCAAGACTCAAATCTTATAGTGGCACCACGTCCTAATGAAGGAGATTTAATATATTTTCCTAGACTTCAAAAATTATTTGAAATAAATTTTGTAGACCATGATGATCCGTTTTTTCAAGTAGATAACCTACCTGTATATAAATTATATTGCAGTACGTTTGAATATTCAAGTGAACAACTTGATACAGGCATTACTGCAATAGATGTCATTGAAGATGAATCTAGTTTGGATGTTTTGTTTTATCAGATATCACTTGAACAGGCATCGGATTATAACGAGAATATGGCACTTGAAGATGGAGACTTGTTACTGGAAGAAACTGATGGAGATAATATACTTTCAGAAACGGATTCTGCCGGCAATAGTCTGATAACAGAATACGGAGATTACATTATAAGTGAGTCTTTCGTTATAGATACTATAGATGACCAAGCTACAAATATATTTATAGAAACGCAAGCAGATTCAGTATTGAATTTCACTGAAGGCAATCCCTTTGGTGAACCTAGAGGAGGTTACTAATGTTTGGTAGAACATATTACCATGAAATTTTAAGAAACACTATCATAGCTTTTGGAACATTGTTTAATGATATTCATATCGTTAGAACAGATGCAGGTGGAACAACTCAACAGTCTATGAAAGTTCCTTTGGCCTATGGTCCAAAACAAAAGTTTCTTGCAAGATTGAGAGAAGATGCTAACGTAGATAGAAAGGTCGCAGTATCTTTGCCTAGAATAGGTTTTGAAATGGGCAGTATCGAATATGACGGTGCTAGAAAATTAAATAAAATGATTAAAACTAAAAAGGTGAAGGGTACAAAAGGAACACAAATGGATACACAATTTAGTCCTGTTCCTTATAACGTCAGTTTTGAATTGTTTGTTATGGCAAAAAATAGTGATGATGGAGTTCAAATTGTAGAACAAATAATTCCTTATTTTCAACCAGATTATAGTATTACTATTAATGCAGTCCCTGGTATGGATATAATAAGAGATATCCCAATTGTATTAAACAGTACAGGTTATGAAGATACCTATGATGGTGATTTTATGACTAGACGAGCTCTTATCTACACATTTTCATTTTCTGCAAAAACTTATATGTATGGTCCTGTTATTACATCTTCAATTATTAAGAAAGTAGATGTTGACCAATATGCAGACCTTAAAGAGAAGGCACCTCCAAGAGTACGACAATATTCTGTTTCTGGAGTCGAGAAGGCTGTGGGTGCTGATGAAGATGACAACTTTGGATTCACAGAAACTTTAAGTGAATGGGTCTAATGGCAGCTGATTTAAATTTAGCCTTATCAGAATTTTTAGGTATCACTGGAGGAACTGGTGATGTTAAAAATGAGATATTGAACGGTGATAAAGAATTGTGGGCTCCTAGGAAGGGTAAATTGATAGCCCGTCCTGATGAACCTGAAGATATGGATTCTGACTATAAGTATAGTCGAGAAAATTTCTATAGTCTTATCGAGCGTGGTCAAGATGCCATTGACGGAATATTAGATTTAGCTAAAGAAGGAGAACATCCTAGAGCATATGAAGTTGCAGGTCAGTTAATTAAAAATGTAGGTGAAGTAACAGAAAAATTAGTTGACTTGCAGGAGAAGATGAAAAAATTGAAAGAAGTTCCTGAACATGGACCAAAAAATGTTACTAATGCATTATTTGTAGGTTCTACTAAAGAACTTCAAAAGATGTTAAAGGGTGATGGCTGATACATATAAAGGCAATCCAAATCTTAAAGGTGCTGGTACTGAGATTTCTTTTACCGAAGAACAAGTAAAAGAATTTATCAAATGTTCTAAAAATCCAGGTTACTTTATAGAGAATTATGTAAAGATTGTCAGCATTGATGAAGGTTTAATTCCTTTTCATTTATATCCCTTTCAAAAGGATATGATAGGAACTTTTCATAACAATCGGTTTACTATTTGTAAACTTCCTCGTCAATCTGGAAAGTCTACAGTTTTATTAGCATATCTAGTACACTATTTAATTTTTAATGAAACAGTCAGCGTAGCTATCCTTGCAAATAAGGCACAGACTGCTAGAGATTTGTTAGGGAGATTTCAATTAGCTTATGAACACTTACCCGAATGGTTGCAACAAGGAGTTCTCAATTGGAACAAAGGAAGTCTTGAATTGGAAAACGGATCCAAAATCCTTGCGAGTTCGACTTCTGCTAGTGCTGTTCGTGGTGGGTCTTATAACCTTATCTTTCTTGATGAGTTTGCTTTCGTTCCTTCAAATATTGCGGAACAGTTTTTTAGTTCTGTATACCCGACTATCTCTGCTGGTAAAACATCTAAAGTAGTAATTGTATCAACGCCGCATGGTATGAATATGTTTTATAAATTATGGCAAGATGCAATAAACGAAAAAAATGAATTTGTACCAATAGACGTACATTGGACTGAAGTTCCTGGTAGAGATGATGCTTGGAAAGAACAGACGATTCGTAATACTAGTGAACAGCAATTCTTGCAGGAGTTTGAATGTTCATTTCTCGGTTCGATTGATACTTTAATTAGTCCAACAAAATTACAAGTCATACCTACAATAGATCCTTTAGAGTCGAATGGTGGGTTAGACATCTATGAAAAACCTATCAAAGACCATCAATATTGTACGACTGTAGATGTTGCTCGTGGAGTATCTGGTGATTATTCTGCTTTCATTGTTTTAGATATAACAACTATACCATATAAAGTTGTAGCGAAGTATAGAAACAACGAAATTAAACCATTAGCTCTACCTGAAGTCGTGCATACTGTTGCTAAGAATTATAACAATGCACAAGTATTAGTTGAGGTAAACGATGTCGGAGGCCAGATTGCAGACGCCCTACATTACGATTTAGAGTATGAAAACCTTATAATGACACAAATGCGAGGACGATTGGGTCAGATAGTAGGTAGCGGCTTTGGAGACAAGGCTACAGAATTGGGTGTACGAACTACAAAGGCAGTAAAGAAAATTGGATGTTCTAACTTAAAACAGATGATAGAAGGGGATAAACTTATCATTAATGATTTTGATATCATTGTTGAATTATCTAATTTTGTACAGAAAGGATCATCATATGAAGCTGAAGATGGCGCTACAGATGATATGGTAATGTGTCTTGTATTTTTTGCATGGTTAACAAATCAAAACTATTTCAAAGAATTAACTAATGAAGATATCCGTAAGAGATTATATCAAAGTCAACAGAAGATGATTGAAGAAGATATGTCTCCTTTTGGATTTATAGATGATGGTATAACTATGAATGAAGAAGCTCCATTTATAGATGTTGATGGAGATTATTGGCGACCGGTAAAAGATGCTCCGGATTATTGGTGAGGCCAAGGTAGCCCAACTTCATCATCTGTTACTCGCATATAATATCTATCAGCTCTACAGTGCATACAAACAGGTATACTTTTATCTATAAGATTTAATGCAGCTTTATATTCTGTAGATTTTTTTCCATATCGTAGAATATAATGTTGAATTTTTTTATGATGTGGAAACCAAACTAGATGATGGGGTGAATCGTGATTGCATACCCGACAAAATTGGCCATCCAAAGTTTTTAATAATCGTAAGTGTCTACCTAAATCACGCATTTCGTGTGTTTCCTCTCTATAATTTATTTATACATTTCACACTTTAGGTGTATTTAGAAAGAGATATAATTATAAATAAAAATAAGAAAAAACAAAAGTGATTCAGTCCCTAGATAATATTTAAATAAGGAGATTAATAGAATGGCTACAACACTCGTTTCACCGGGTATTCAAGTTAAAGAAAAAGATTTAACGAACATGGTCATTGGCGATTCTGATAGTATAGGTGCTATAGCTATCGCTGCAGAAAAAGGTCCCGTAGAAGAAATCGTAACAGTTTCCAACGAGACAGAATTAGTAGAACATTTTGGTAAGCCTAATGCCTCTACTTTTGAATGGTTTTTTACAGCTGCATCATTTTTAAAATATGCAAACGTACTAAGAGTTATTCGTATTAATTCAGGTCATTTAAATGCTTGTGTTAGTGGTACAGCAGTTATTATCAAGAATACTGAACATTGGCTAGAAAACTATGCAGACGGTACCGGGGATGTTGGTATGTGGGCTGCTCGGTCGCCAGGTACTTGGGGCAACAGCCTCAAAGTATGGCAGTGTCCTAGTGCAACTGTCTATGAGCAAGATTTAAGTACAAATAACCTTGTGGATGACGCTGCGGCATCTGAAGGTGATTTAACAATTACTGTTGACGATGTGGATAAAACTAGTTACGCTATCATAGTAAATGATATCATTTCTTTTACAACTGATGGCACAACACCAGTTTCAGGTCACGAAGGTGTTGACTATCTCGTTACAGCAGTAAACACAACTACAAACGTAGTAACTTTAAAACAACATGGTGTATTCTCTACAAAGGGTCTGGCAGCTGATGTTGCTGATAACTCTAGGATTACACGCAAATGGCGTTGGTACGATGAGTTTTCTGGTGCACCTGGTACATCTAAATTTGT